TACACCTATCGCGCCGTTATGTGGGATGACAAGACGCGGGCTGAGGCGAATATCCGTGCGAATAAGGCGGGTGGCTCGTTTGACTTTGATACCCTGGCGAATGAGTTTGAGTTGGAAGACTTGCTGGAATGGGGGTTTGACAAAAAGGAACTTGATCTTGATTTGTGGGAAGGTGAACCGACAGACGACCCAGGCGCGCAGATTGACAAAGCCGATGAATTGCGCCAGAAGTGGGGCGTAGAATTGGATCAGTTATGGCAGTTGGGTGAGCATCAGCTTATTTGTGGGGACTGCACGGACAAAGCGGTGGTAGAACGAATTGGAAGTTTTGATTTAATGCTGACCGACCCACCTTATGGAATTAATGTTGTGTCAAACCTTACCGGCTCCGACGGAGCCGGTAAGCCCGTAACGATTGGAAGTATACAAGCCCGCCGAAAGGATACTTTCGGCGGAGTAAAAGCAATTGGTAGCATCGATGCTACCAATTGGGTTGATGCGGGTATATATGTTCCCGTGGTTGGGGACGACAAACCTTTCGACCCATCATATTTGCTGTCATTTGATTGCGAATTTGTAATATTTGGCGGAAATTACTTTTCGTCTAAATTGCCCAATAGCCGATGTTGGATAGTTTGGGATAAAAACAATACTGGTAATTTTGCTGATGCAGAACTGGCGTGGACATCATTCAAGACGGGTGTCCGGTTGTATAAATTCACGTGGAATTGGCTTGTAAGGGAAGGTAATCGGGTTATTGAGGGAAAGAAGCGTGTTCATCCCACTCAAAAACCAGTCGGCTTATTCGAAAAGATTCTAAATGACTTTTCAGAAGAAGGACAAACTGTTGCTGACTTTTATCTTGGCTCTGGCACTACCCTCATAGCCTGTGAACGGCTCGGACGTAAATGCCGCGCCATCGAAATATCCCCCGCTTATGTTGCGGTCGCTCTCCAACGGTGGGCGGATATGACTGGAAAAACTCCTGTTCTACTGGATAAATCAGGATGTTAATCTGGAAAATTAGGTTTAGCAAATTCCTTGAAATATTCTCTAGCTACGGCATCATAAGCACGGGCGGCTTCTTCCGCTGTCTTGTATCTTCCGAGCGACAACCTGTGTCCGTTCACTCTGATTTTAGCCTCCCATCTCTGTTTCCCTTTGTGCCAAGATACACCACGATAACCAGAGGTATTGTTCCTATTAATCCCCTGGCATCTGATGTTATTTTGATTGGTAATGATACGGAGGTTTTCGCGTCTGTTATCCAATCCATTCCCGTTGATATGATCAACGACCATGCCTTTATTGGGGTATCCAACCACGGAGAAATGCATTCTTTCGAGCCGCGTTGCATAAACAGTTCCGTTTCTTATCATTTTATGAGCGCACCATTTGTATTTTATCAACTCGTCATACATATCATCATCAACAATTGCCTTATATCCTTGAGTGAGTTCAATTTCTTTTGCCATCGCATAAGTTCCTTTATTGGGCGACAATATAACTTTATTATATCACAAGGGGTCGCCATATGATAGACCAAAAACCAGGGACTTTCAAAAAGGGTGATGCAAGAATTAATAGACGCGGGCGACCTAAAACCTTTGACGCGCTTCGGGAACTGGCTCAGGCTATCGCTCATGAGGAGGCGACATCTGGCGGGCAGCCTATCATCATCAATGGGCATAAGGTGACGGTAAGCGAGGCTATCCTGCGTCAATGGGCGCAGTCTAAAAACCCGCAATTACAGCGGGCGTTCCTTGAAATTTGCTACGGCAAAGTACCAGATAACATCAACATTGATGCCGTCCAGGTGCTTCGGGTGGTGTACGATGACTGACAGGATGATACACCTATCCCGACCGCACGAAAAACAAGCCGCGTTTATCGATTCGACTGCAAAACGAAAGATCATTCGGGCAGGACGGCGAAGCGGCAAAACTCATGGGGTGGCGATCCTATCTATCAAGCGCTTTCTGGCAGGGCGGCGGGTGCTTTACACCGCGCCGACCGCCGACCAGTTGGGGCGTTGGTGGGCGCTTGTTTGCCGTGCGCTGGCTGAGCCTGTTTCGGCAGGGATATTCAATAAAAATGAAACGGAGCACATCATCGAGTTGAGGGGTACGGAGCAGCGCATCAGGGGCAAAACTGCCTGGAACAGCGATACAATGCGTGGGGACTATGCTGATTTGCTCATACTCGACGAATGGCAGTTGACGGATGAGGCAGCCTGGGAGGAAGTCGGTGCTCCGATGTTGTTGGATCATGACGGGGATGCTGTTTTCGTTTATACGCCGCCATCGCTTCACAGTCGAAGCGTCACGAAGTCGAATGACCCGCAGCACGCCGCGAAGATGTACAAGCGGGCGGCTGAAGACAAGACTGGCAGGTGGGAGGCGTTTCACTTTACGAGCATGGACAACCCAAAGATAAGCAAGTCGGCGCTGGATGAAATTACCCATGATATGACCAACCTTGCCTATCGTCAGGAGATACTCGCCGAGGACATCGACGAAGCGCCTGGGGCGCTGTGGACGCGGGAAACGATTGACAAGAGCAGGGTCTTGAAATGTCCAGATAACCTGTACAGGGTCGTTGTCGGGGTTGACCCGTCCATCACGTCCACCGGCGATGAGGCAGGAATCGTCACGGCTGGCACAAACGGGGAGATGTACATTCTGGAAGATAACAGCGTCCAGGGTTCGCCCCTGCAATGGGCAACCGCCGCAGTTGCCGCCTATCATCGTTGGAAGGCTGACGCGGTTATCGCTGAGGCGAATCAGGGCGGGGAGATGGTGAGCCAAACGATCTTGACGGTCGACCCGACCGTCAACGTCAGGCTGGTTCACGCATCCAGGGGCAAGGCAACCCGCGCCGAACCTATCGCCGCGATCTATGAGCAGGGGCGAGCGCACCAGGTCGGGCTATTTCCGTCAATGGAAGACGAGATGTGTTTATGGATACCAGGCGACCCTTCACCCAACCGGATGGATGCGCTTGTTTGGGCGGCAACCGAGTTAATGTTATATCCTGGCAAGTTGGAAGTATTGGAGGCTCCGTACTAATATGAGCATATTTGACAGCGCACGAAACCAATTAATAAACTGGCTGCTTGACGGGTTCAATACCGAGATGCAAAAGCGGTCAGAGTTCGTACTGACCCGCCGCGAGTACCGCGTAGGATCGCAGAAGCGGCAGTTGGCGGTAAGACAGAACAAATTTGATGACAACATTGTTCTAAACTTTACTGGTTTGATCGTTTCCCGTTCGGTTTCTAACCTGTTCGGGGGTGGGGTGAAATTCATCCTGCCAAACGGAGATGAGTCACCAGAGGCGGTATGGCTAAACACCTGTTGGAGCGCAAACAACCAGGAAATTACCCTGCATCGGGTCGGTACGTATGGAACCGAGAGCGGAACCTGCTTTGTCAAGATCGTTCCAGACGGCGCGGTCGGAAGCGATGGCAAAACATACCCGCGATTGATCGTGCTTGACCCCGCAACCGTCACGGTTGATACCATGCCGGAGGATGTGGAAGTGCCTATTCGGTACACGATCCAGTTCAACATTATCGGTTTTGATGGCAAAGAGGTAGCCAGGAAGCAGGTCGTCGAACTGGATGACACGAACCGATGGACGATCACGGACTATCAAGCGGGGCAGTCTACCGGCGGTCATTGGCAGATCATGGGCGAAACGATGGTTTGGGGGTTTGACTTCCCACCGATCATCCATTGGCATAACCTGCCAGCCGTTGGCGTGTATGGGCAGCCTGACATCACCGAGGACGTGATCGAGTTGCAAGACCGGATAAACTTCATCGCTGGAAACCAGAGCAAAATCATCCGAATGGCGGCGCATCCGATCATCAAGGCGGTTGGGATCCGCAAGGGCGAGTCGGAGTTTATTGACACGGCTCCGGGTAACATGCTTCCCGTTCCGGTTGGCGGCGACCTGGGATACCTGGAGCCCTCGACCGACATCACAAAGTCACTGGAGTACGTCCGCTTCCTTCGTCAAGCCCTGTTTGACATCACGCAGCAGGTCGACCTGGACACGCTTGGCGATAAACTCGGATCACTCACGAACTTCGGGCTGAAAGTTCTTTTTGCGGATGCGGTTTCGCGGATCCACACAAAGCAGGAGTTGTACGGCGCAGCGTTGATTGAACTCAACCGGCGGATGTTGGTCATTGGCGGGTTTGCTGGTGATGCAGGATCAATTCAATGGGGCGAATGGCTGCCAGAAAGCGAGCAGGAGGAATCAAACGCCATCAAGCAAGATATGGAACTTGGGCTTGTGTCAAAGGAAACCGCCGCCACGATGCGGGGCTATGATTATCAACATGAAAAAGAGTTGATGGCAGCCGAGCAGGTACAAACTGACAACGTCGGTGCAGCGTTATTGAGGGCGTTCAATAGAGGAGGTGGAGCAAATGCCTGATTATGCTGAAATTGGCGGGGTTCTATTCCGTGCCTTCCCTGCAAACGCGGGGCAGTTGAAGGCATTTTATCCGCACGATGGCATGACGAACGCGGTTATGACCATCGAATATGAGCATCATGAGATACACGGCGGTTCGATGTTTCGGGCGGGGGAGAACGCAAGTCTTGAAAACAACGGAACGCGGTCTATCCTGATCGTAACGCCTGACACAACCAAATGGGCTCACCTACAATACAGCCTGTCATCTACCCTTGAGGTTGAGTTTGAGTTTTATGAGGATGGAAACATAACGGGAGGGACGGCAGTCACGACCTATAACCGCAACCGCAATAGCAGCACGGTATCGGGTGTCCTGGTTTACCATACCCCGACCATCACCACCACCGGAACGCTTTTAGCGCAGCGCAGGGAGGGTGCGGGCAAGTCCGCTGGAACACAAACGCGTGGCGTTGCCGAATGGATACTCAAACAAAACGCAAAGTACCTGTTTCGGGTGACATCACGGGCTGGGGCAGGAACGACAAACTATATAAACTGGTGGATCGTTTGGTATGAACATACATCGGTGATAACATGACATATACAGACGTAATTCTCACGGTTATTGCGGTCTTCATCATGCTGGACTGGTTGCAAGATACCACGCTTGGGCGTGTAATTGTCCATTGGATCAAGAAAAAACTTGGCTGACATACTCGAAACAACCCGCATTTTCAAAGCCGCCTTGATGCGGAAAGAGGGCGCGGCGGTCGACAGGATCATCTCAAACTACCAGCACTTGTACGACCGCCTGCAGTCGGATATTGATGCGCTGATGTCAAAGATCGCAGAGTTGGATGCTCCGACCGTTGCCCAGGTGCGCAAATTGGCGCAATACAACCGGCTACTGAATAATATCGAGGAAGAACTTGTCACGTATGCCCAATGGTATGAGGTTGAGTTGGGGACACATGCGCGGGCGGCGATAACCCAGGCGGTTGATGATACCCTCAAAATGGTTCGGTTGTCGGCTGGCGAAGGCGAAATTCTTTCAAACTGGCGTGAACTGAAGCCGGAGATCATCGAGCAGTTGCTGGGCTTCCTGGACAAAGATGGTGAGTTGTACAAGCGGCTGCGGGCGACTGCCCCATATACCCGTGAGCAGGTGGCGAAGGGGATATTAGAAGGGGTGGCGCGTGGGTACAACCCCGTGAAGACCGCCAAAACCATCCTAAATAAAATGGGGATGCCGCTTACCGATGCGATCCGAACCATGCGCACGGTCCAATTATGGGGGTATCGGGAAGCGAGCAGAGCAAGTTATGTGGCAAACCCAGAGGTGGTAACCGGATGGATATGGTACGCGGCGCTGGATACCGAAACCTGCGGGGCGTGTATCGCCATGCACGGAACCAGGCATAGCGCCGACGAGGTGCTTGACGACCACTATAACGGGCGTTGTTCGATGATCCCAATAACGATCACGAACCCTAACCCCGATATTGAAAGTGGGATAGAATGGTTTAGTAAACTGGATGAGGACAAGCAGCGGGAAATATTGGGCGACAGCAAGTATGAAGCCTGGAAAGATGGCAGGTTTGACCTTGACCAGTTGACGCACCAGAAGGATGAACCCGTTTATGGTACGATGCGGTTCGAGCGAAGTTTGAAGTCTTTACTCGGAGAGGAAGATGAATAGAACAGATGTTTTTGTTTTCGTCTTCAAGCAAGCGATGGTTTTTTACACCCTCGGCTACTTCTACCAATTCGCCGCGATGGATCATGACGATACCGAGTGCGTCTACACCTGGCGCGGATTGATGGATAACACGCGGGCGGAATGGAGCCGATAACCCCAACCCGTGAGTTTTGGATGTGCTTGCGAAATGCCCTTTTGAGCGTTGTTGATGCCATCGAGCGGATGCTGGACATAACGCCAACAACCGCTCAAATTCGGCGGCAGGCACGCGGGAGGTGCGAAGACACCCTGTAATGGCATGTTATAATAGTATTAATTGAATATGGTTATCTTTCGAGAGAGCCGCTTTTTTGTGATAAGCCCGCGAGGGAATGTCACAGGAAAGCGGCTTTCACATTTGAACGGAGGCGAGATGCCAGAAGAAACAAATGTCCCGACCGAGATGGTTGAGACAAAACCAGAAGCACCCGCCGCAGAGCCGCCGACCGAGACGGTCGAAAGCCTGAAGGCGCAGTTGGAAACCGTAGCAAAGGCGCTAAAGGAGGCGAACAGCGAAGCCGCCAAACGCCGAAAACGACTGGATGAACTCGAAACCGCCGAAACCCAACGGAAGCAAGCCGCGATGACCGAAGCCGAACGGATGAAGGCGGAATTAGAACGAACCCAGGCGGAACTGAAACTAACACAACGCGCAATACTCCAGCGCGCAGTCGCTGACGAAACCGGTTTACCGGCGGTATTTGCGGATCGTTTGAGGGGAGAAACCCCTGACGAACTGAGGCAGGATGCGGAAGCGCTGCTTAAGTCGATCCCCAAACAACCGAAGCCGCAACCAGGGACAACCAACCCAGGAAGCGGGCGAACAGGCGAAACTGACGCACAGCGGAGGATGCGACTCGGTTTATAGGAGATTAAACCATGCCTCTAAATATTTGGTCTGACGTAAGTTCGATCTCAAACAGCGTCCGCGAGGATGCACTGTTTGTAGTTCGGGAAAGCCTTTTCCTCGAACCGCTTATTACCGTCTTTCGTGACATGGCTGGAATGAACCCGCGCATCGGGTATCAGTATAACCAAGGTACGGCGGTGGCGGTAAGCGATGCCGATGATCTCACCAGCAAAGCCTTCACCCCGTCCGCACTCGAAACCCTGACACCTTCCGAAATTGGGTTGCAGTTTTTCATTAGCGACCAGCGCGCCGAAAGCGAAGCACCGGAGAACATCCTGGCGGATGCTTCCCGCGAATTGGGTTATGCTGCGACCGACAAAATTTTATCCGACCTGGTTGGGGACTTCGCCTCTTTGACCGGCGGAACTATTGGCGCGGCTGGCTCGACGATCACTTGGTCGTACATGGCTGCTATGATTGCCAAAGCGCGCAATGCTAATAAGTCATCCAGCGTGCCGTTGTCTGCCGTCATTCATGGCTACCATTGGGCTGCGTTGGCGAAGTCTGCAAGCGTGGCTGGCGCGACCGTTGCTGTTGCTCCTGGTTTCCAGGAGGAAGTTACCCGCACCGGCAAAGTTGCCGAGTTTATGGGTGTGCCGATCTACCAAACGTTCCAGTCACCAGACTCAGCCGACGACTTCAAGCCAGGGGTATTCCCACGGATCGCTATCGCCATTGACTGGCGGAGGCCCATTCGGGTTGAGGCGGTGCGCGACGCTTCACGGCGCGGTATTGAATTGAACATGAGCGCCGTGTATGCTCATGGCGTCTGGCGTCCGTTGGTTGGCGTCCAGGGCATCTTTGACGCACAGGCTCCGACCGGTGTATAAGGAGATATAAACAATCGGTGTATAAGGAGATATAAATAATGGCTAACGAAACCTTCCCTATTTACGGGCTCTTCCCCGCCGGTACGGTTGCAGTTGGCACGACCCTTTCATGGGTTGCCAAAGCGCCAGCAGATGCCAAAGGTGGCGGGTATACCATCCTCGAAGGCGGGGTTATCACCAACGCGACCAACGCCGCGGGTTCAGCGCCGCAGTTCCGGGTACTTAAGTACTCGGCTGCAGGTGCCGTGACCGGAACGATCGTGGCGACCCAGGTGCCGGGTACGGCTGCCCTGACTGCTGATGTTCCATCTACCTTCACGATCACCAATGGCTGGGTGGATGGCGGCGAGTATATCGTCGTCGAGCGGGGCGGAACGGCTGTTTCAGCCACTTCCGCGAAACAAGAAATTTACCTGACCGCCGCGATGGGTCGGTAAGATGATATGCGCCAGGATAGGCTTGCAACCGAAAAGGGGTTACTCCCGCCCCCTGCCTGGCGCTTTTGGGGAGTATCGTGAGGGAGAGCGATGAGAATACTCATACATAGTAACGCGATGTGGGCGAAGACTGGCTATGGTTGCCAGTCTAACCAGATATGCCAACGGTTCATGGCTGACGGTCATACTATCGGGCATTCGTCATACTACGGGTTAGAGGGTTCTGTATTGAACCTGAATGGGATAAAAATATACCCAAGGGCTGCCGACCCTTACGGCAACGACGTTATCTGGCATCATGCCCGAAACTTTGGAGCGGATATAGTCATGCCACTCATGGATCAATGGGTACTGGACGTATCAACCATGCCCCAGGGTATGCGATATGTACCCTGGTATCCAGTCGACCATGATCCATTACCGCAGAACGTTAAAAACGTTATATCAAAAGCGTACAAACGAATAGCCATGTCCCGCTTTGGCGAGAGACTTACCAGGGAAGCGGGGCTGGACTGTTATTATGTCCCTCACGGGGTGGACACGAAAGCATTTTACCCCGTTGATCGGGCTGAAGCACGCAAGCGGTTAGGGCTGCCAGAAAGCGCCTATATTATCGGTACAGTTGCCATGAACAAGGGTAACCCGTCCCGTAAGTGCTTCCCGCAATTACTGGAGGCGTTTGCTAGTTTCAAGTCACGCCATACCGACGCGATCTATATACTCCATACCCAGGTTGTCGGCGCTGGCGGGGTGAACATCCCTAACCTATGCGCCGGTCTTGGGTTGGAATTTGGCAAGGACGTGATAGTACCCGAACAGTACGGGCTGCTGCTTGGCTATGGCGACGACTTCATGCGGGATATGTACTCGGCTATGGATGTGCATCTACTTGTAAGCATGGGAGAGGGTTTTGGCGTGCCTATCATCGAAGCCCAGGCTTGCGGTACTCCGGTTATCGTAGGGGACTGGACTGCCATGCCCGAACTGGTTTTTAGTGGTCGGGTTGTGGACAAGTCAGATAGCGAGCGTCAATGGACAGGCGCGGAGAGTTTTCAATTCATCCCCCACGTGCGGGGAATTGAGCGAGCGCTGGAAATGGAACGCAAGCAGCCATCACCCAGGGATAGGGCGGTAAAGGGTGCGGCGCAGTACGATGCCGACCTTATCATGAGCAAGTATTGGAAGCCGGTACTGGTTGACATCGAGAAAAACATCTGCCACGATAACATGGTACGGATGCAGGAGATACTTGACCGTCCAGACCTGCCCGAAAGCGAGCGCGTGAATGTTGGTGGCGCGCTTGAAGCAAACACCAAACGATACGCCGAACTGACCGAGGCGAGCCATGCGTGACGCGATCATCATCCAGCAAACGTTTTCAAGCGGCGAGTTTGGCGAAATGCAGCGCCTTACTTTGATGCGCCATACCGCTTATGCCAGATCAAGGGAAATGGACTATTGGGCGATCCTGGGCGACTACCCCAAAGAGATATTCTTCGGTAGTTGGGGCAAGATCAAACTGGTTCTCAATGCCCTCGAACAGGGATACCGGCACGTCTTTTGGGTTGATGCAGATGCAGCGATCATGGACTTTTCCACCGACCTGCGTGATGCACTGAAAGACGGCGGAAAGATCGGGGCATGTTTACATGATGCCCCTCACTTCCCATCAATGGGCATCGCCCCTCACCTTAACGTGGGGGTTCTGTATTTCAAGAACGCGGATATAACCCGTCAGTTTTGCGCCGACTGGTTGAGCCGATACCCAGGCGATCGGCGGTGGATGGAGCAGGGCGCTTTCAATGACATGGTGAAGGAAGCCGAGTACAAAGAGTTGGTTGTAACCCTGCCTGACAAATGGAACGCGACTATTGACGTGAATATGTGTCCCAACCCCGTTATCAAGGGTTGGCACGGGATCATGCCCTGGGCACGGAGAACTGAAATGATGCGGATGGATTTAACGGACGACTTTCGTAAGTTCCGCCCATAAGGAGGTGAAACGGTGACAGCAAGAACTGGAATGGCAACGATCATCCTGGAGTTGAGAGGGATGACTGACGCGGGTACTGCCGACTTCACCGCCGGAACGGTCACGTATTGGACCGATGACCACCTTCAAACTATCCTCGACCGCAATGTCAGGCTGATGGAACGAACCCCCCTTGTTGCCTTCCCCAGGTATGACAGTACCGGCGGGACGCTGCAATACTTCGAGTACCGTTCAACTTATGGCAACATCGAGAGTGGAACGCCCCCCGTCTTTGGGTTGTCGGATGGCTCTGGTTCGGCGGTTGGGACATCTGGATATACCGCCGATTATACCCAGGGTGTTTTCACTTTCACCGCTGACCAGGGCGGTACATCGTACTACCTGACCGGAAGGTCATACGACCTAAACATGGCGGCGGGGGCGGTCTATCGTCAGAAGGCGGCGAAGGCTGCATCCTATTTTGACTTCTCGACCGATAACCATTCTGTGAAGCGGTCGGCTCTTGTGAAGCAATACCTATCAATGGCTGAATACTACGAGAGCCAGAGCGGGATGCAGGTTATCCCACATGAGCGGGGCGACTATGCTGCCTAGTAATGATCTTGAGTACATCCGGTCTAGTATCGAGTTGCTTCTTCCCGATACCTGCAACATCCTTTCGGTTACAAGGACGGCTGATGGGTTCGGAGGCTGGACAGACACCTGGGGTACGGCAACGGTTGGGGCTGCCTGCCGAGTGGATCCGCTAAAAGGACTGGAAAACATAACGGCTGAGGCGCTTCGACCATTCCACCCATACATCATGACCCTGGCACATGACGTGACCATAAATGAGCAGTCGCGGGTAGAGTGGAACGGGAACACCTATAACGTGACCAGCGTTAATGTGAACTCATGGCAGGGATGCAAGCGGGTAGCATTGGAGATCGTATGAGCGTCAATGTCAAACTGGACACCAAAGAGTTAGACCGAATTGCGGCGGGGCTGAATACCAATATCCAGGCTGTGATGGAGTCGTTGGCATTTGACATCGAGGCGACGGCTAAACCACAAGCGCCATATTTGACCGGCGCACTTCGATCAAGCATCTACACCGCGACCCAAAACAGCAATACGCCGCCAAAAGTGACGGGGGCAAGGACTTACAAGCATCCATCGCCGCAAAAAGGCGGCAAGGTGTTTGCTAGAGTCGGTCCGAGCGTGGAATATGCGAGCGCGGTTGAGTTTGGACACAGAACGGTCAACAACAAGCACGTTGCCGCCCGTCCCTTTCTAATTCCAGCCGTAGAAAGCGTGGCTCACAAGGTCAATTCGGGCGAGTTGTGGCGAAAGTTGTTCGAGGGTAAATGAGTACATCAAACGCGGTTGCCCAGGGTATATACACCAAACTAACCGCAGGGACGGCGCTCACGGCGTTGCTTGCAGGGACGGCGTCGGTTTACTGGATGCAAGCGCCGGATAACGCAACCATGCCCTACGTGGTTTATAACCACCAGGGCGGAGGGGCGATCAACAACAACCCGCACGATACCAGGGACATGGTGTACTACATCCGGGCATACGCCGCCCGTCAAAACCTGGCGGGGTCAATAGACACAGCCATATCAAACCTTCTACATCGAGGAACGATCACGGTATCGGGTTACAGTACCCTGCGGGTTGTTAGAGAAACAGACATAGAAATAGTTGATAACGCGCTGAATGGGTCAAAGACTTACTCATGCGGCGCGATCTATCGTATCTTGTTGGACAATTAAGGAGATAAAACATGCCTGCTTATGTTGGTTCTATCGCAGTACTGCAATGGGTTCAAGCGGCAGCGACCACAACGTATAACACCGACTTTCGTTCGATCACCTATGCGCCATCGGTGGCGCTGGTTGATGAAACCGCCGGGGCAGATGCGAACAAGTTGTACCTTGCGGCTCAAAAAGACGGCAAACTCGACTTCAAGGGTGTCTACCAGTCGACTGGTACGACAAACTGGTTTGCGGCTAACGAAGGCAATGTTGGCACGTTGCTGTTTTCGCCCGAAGGCACGGCTGCGGGTAAGCAAAAGTTCACAATACCAGCGATCTCGATGGGTGGAAACCTAAACGTTCCATATGACGGGGTCGTCGAGTTGTCGATCTCTTGGCAGCAGAACGGCGCACGCACGGAGGGAACGAACTAATGATAACACTATCTGACGGGAGACAGATAACCATTGACCTGAACCACGTCACCATCAGGCAGTTCCGGTCGTTGTTCGATACGGGTTCAACCGATGAAAGCAGCGACCGGATCATCGCCAAATGCGCGGGGCTTGAATACGATGACCTGCTCAATTTGCCATATCCAGACTACCGGCGGGTGTTTGCCGAGTTTTTGGAGAGAGCCAGAAACCCACTCGCTGACCCAAACTTGCAAAGCGGGTCTACTTCGCCTTAATCGGGCAGGGCGACCCGCCGGTCGAGGTGGTTACATGGTCGATGGCGGAGAGGTTTGGATGGACGCTGGAGTACATTGACGGCTTGCCTTTAGCGAGGCTGCACGAATGGTCACAGATCGAGGATGCGCGGGTAAAGGCACAGAGGTATAAGAACGAATGAGCCAAAAGGTTGCCTCAATTTATGCTGAGTTAACGGTCGATTCTTCAAAGGCTGAGAAGGGGCTGAAGGACACCAGAAACGCGCTATTGGAAACCGAAAAGGCGGCAAAAGACGCGGGCAAAAACATCGGCAGCGTAAAGGAATCACTTGGCGGCGTTTCAGAGGAATCAAACAAAACCAAAAGCGGATTAAAGGGTGTAAAGGATTCGCTCTCTGGGGTGTCAGAAGAATCAACCAAAACGAA